TCTGCCATCTGCTCAGGTGTTTTCATCCCCATACCCTTCGATATTCCCACTCATCAATCGTGTTACCAAACCGGATAAACCGCGCACCACAACGCCTATACCCACAGCTCAACCAATCAGTGTGCGTTACATACACACTCACATGGTCGCACTTAGGGCACCGATAGTAATAAAGGATGTTTTCTTTAGGCTTTGCAGTCACGCATGTCTCCAGGAGGCAATCCTACAACTCTTCCTCCTCATCCGCACTAGGATTAAGATATTTCTTTTCAAACTCCTCACGACTCAACGGCTTAGCACTTACAACAGCGTTTATAGTTCCAACATGCTCAACCGTATTAGCCTCAGTCCAACCTAACTTACTCTTACCCAAATACATCAACACCTGCGGGTTACCTGCCATAGCCTGTTCCATCAACCCTCTAGCAACAACCTCCTGCATGCCAGCCTGACCAGCCGCATACTCCTCGCCATACCACTTCGTCAGTTCCTGCGGACTCAACCTACTAGCTATAGCTACAGCACTCTTACTCAACCCAAGTTTCGCAAGCCTCGTAACCATCGCACTCGTCTCAGCATCCTTCTCATACCGCTGATTGCTGTAGTCCTTCCTACGAGGTGGATTGATAACAATCGGCTTAGGCTCAATTACTACTTCGCCAATTTTTATAACTTCAGACTCGCTAGAATCGACGGCTGGTTTTGAATCGAAATCGGAATCAGTTTCGTGGCTCATAGGTTAGAACGGTGGTTGGGTTAAAGAAACGGGATTTTTTAGTGGGAGATGGGATGCCGCCACTACTGCTCGCCGCGCCGCTTTCAAATTCGTTTCCAAAACTGAAATCCTAGTCCATGGCTGGCAAAACCAAGTTAAGCCTCTGAACTGATTTAGGATTTTGGAAAGAGAACTTTTTTCTGGCGCTGCGGTGGAGGGTAGTCTGCTCATATATATTCTACCGCATGATATACCCCAGTAGTTACGCATAGTTATACTTAACTAGTTTTCTACTTCTCGTAAACTAGAAATAGCGTAGTGATACCAAGTAGTTATATATGGATATGTAATAACTACAATCACTTAGCTACTTCCTTGATGAGCTGCCACCAGTCCAAGTCGCTCATACCACTGACACGCTGCAACTCTACCAACTCATCCAGCGAGTATATCCGTTTGTTGCGCTCTCTCTGAACTATCGTGTCCTTCGATACGCCTAGCAGAGTGCCCATAACGGTCTGTGTTACGCCGAGTCTCGACCTTAGTAGTTTGTATAAGACACCAACCGTTCGTCGTTCTCTGCGTATCCTCTGCGCTGTGAGAGGCTTTTTCATCATATCGTATGTTATGATTAGGTTGTTCACCATTTAAACGTAAACGATCTGAATCGAACATGGTAGTGGATTATATACATTGATGCTTATCGTAGCCTTGTCTAAGTGTTCGCTACGCTCACAGTTACTAAGACGAAACGGACCCTCATTTTATTCAAAAGATTCTTCACTTTCTTTCAACTATCTCGTTATGTGTAGCCATATTAGCTAGTTGCAGGGTTACGCAGTAAGCCAGTTAGCTACCGCATAAAAAAGTGAATCGTATGATTGCATACTGTAATCATACTATGTATACTTGGCTTGTGGTTAAGAGATTACCTCTCACCAAATGGAGACTACGACTATGAAACATCGACAATACAGTGACGACTCAGGCGAGCTGGTTTTTCATGAGTATACAATTTTTACGGGTAGCAAAGAGGCTGCGATTGATGCGGCTACGACAGCACAACCACTGTTCAGCGAAGGACCAGGACATAAATTCTGTAAGGTTGACAATGTTGCAAAGCTATCGCCGACAGCTTGGTTGGTAACTTTGGTAATTGGTTGGGACGTATAAGGAGACTACGACTATGACATACAAAGTAACCATTCTGATGAATGCAGAGGCTGTGGCTACCTACTCAGCTTCAACACTCGGCTACGCATACAAGACGGCTAAAGAGGCTTTGTTCACTTGGGGCTCTGGCGTAGTTGTTGAAATTCACAACGGCAAATACCGTGAAATCTTTGAAGGAACAAACGACAGGCTCAAGTGGTGCGGTAGGGACGTTGGCAACAGTCATTACTATCGCAGCGAGTCTGGAGAGTTGTGCTGCTTATATATGGGCAGTGGGTCAGACCGTGAGAATTTTGGCTTTAATTAACATCAAGGAGACTACGACTATGACTAATCCAATCACAGAGCAAGAGCTTGAGCGTTGGCGTAATGAGTACAGCAACCACACCAAGCAGACTGTCAACACTAGGCAGTTGCGGAAGAACATGCGGTTACTGAGTAAAGACGAGTTACGGCAACTGTCGCAAGCAAACATTAACCTCATCTCGCAGCTTGCAGAGCAAGTGCTGTCTGAGAAAGAAGTTAAGAAGAACAAGAAGCATTTAGCAAGTTTACTCAACATTACACTTAATAGTTAGGAGACTACGACTATGACTAATTTGATGGATTTACAAAAAGCAATCTATTTGCTGATTGAGCATCGCAATGGATACGCAAGTTATTCACCTGAGCAAGTTTATGAAGCCAAGCGTTGCTTACTTGAATCAGGTTACTTTGCGCAATGGTATCAAGACGAGACAGGGCATTGGAGCCTAGAGGTAAGAAAATAAGGAGACAAACATGACAATTATCGAACACCTTGGACAACTGGCAGTATGCCTAGTGCTATTTGGCACTTGGTACCTCATCCTCGTAGCTTTCTGGAGTTTCTAGTTATGAAAACAAGTATTCGCCTGATTTTGTATACAATACTTGCAATTAGACCAACTATTGCGAGTGCTCAAACTTACAGTGAGTTAATGCAGGAGGTCTTAGCAGAGAAGCAAGGTTACTACGCTGATGTTGTAGCACCGCAGCCAATAGTTCCAGTTGTACCTGTAGTTCCTGCGTACCCTCGTAACCTGATACCACCAAATCCGTATGGAACGGGTTATAGCATTGTGACAACCCAGACAACTCAGCCTAACTATGTCCAGCAGTACCTCGGTATTCGTGGAGCTACGAGCAATGTGACAGTGACAAGCGTAGTACCTAACAATGCTTGGGGTGCTCCACTTAGACCACCAATCCTGTTCCCGTATCCCTAAGCCAAGGGTTACGCAGTAAGCCAACTTTTTCACAATTCGTGAAACCGTAGGATTGTTGACTACATCCTATGTACACATAGTAGTTAATTTGTTAAATAGTTAATTGGAGACATTATGAAACGACTAATTCTTGTAGTGACAATAGCAACTTGTAGCGGCTGTGGAGTTATCTTACCTGACGTAATGCTCGTAGGTACCGAGCAAGGCATCCGTGCTTATAACGATGGGCAGTCTGCGCTCATCGCTCAAAGTAAGACCCAAAATAAGAACCAAGAGACTCCGTACTGGTCAAATAGACGAGTGCAATCTGGTTACAGCTTTTGGGACCGTCTTAGCCATGGCTTTATCGCTACTAGCAAACCACAGGAGGTACCAACCGATGCTCAGTAAATCACTAACATGGTTCCTCACTACGTCTACAATCGTAGGCGTACCCGTGACAATCGCCATACTGCTAATCGGCATCGAGCGTTCAATACATACGCTCACATGCGAGACTGCAAGATATGGCTGTAACAGAAGTTTTACCCAGTCAGTAGACTACATTGCCGAACAGGTCGATGAGGATACTGATGTAGTAATAACACCAAAAAAGAGTAAATTTACGAAGTAAATTAAGGAGATAAACCATGACTAAAATAACAGAGAAAGCGATGGAGTTTTTCTATCGTGATGATGAAGCAAGCAAGATGCTAAATGCGTTGCTAGAGGACGGCAAACCATGTCGTGTCATTGCTGCGGCTCTTGAGGAGTACATGAACCAACTTAATAGGTTTGAACTAATGGGAATATACCATCAGCTTCAAGTTCATGTAGTGGATGCTACGGACTGGGATGAGGTAGCAAACCGAGCACTATGTGATTGGTACGGCGCTCACTCAGACAATAACTGCTAATAAAACAAGGAGAATAAGACTATGAATGATGCAATTTTTAAGGCGTTTATCGCCGCACAGAAAGAGTTTGGACCAGCTCTAAAGACCAGCACCAACCCACACTTTAGATCACGCTATGCAGACCTTTCAGCGTGTGTTGAAGCTGTAATCGATGCGCTCAATTCTAATGGCTTAGGATTGGTTCAGGTAACTCATCCTTGCGAGTCAGGAGTAAGCGTTGAGACAGTTTTGGTACATGAGTCTGGACAAACCATGACAAATGGCGTGTTACATGTACCAGCTTCAAAGCAAGATGCTCAAGGCTATGGGTCAGCACTGACATACGCTCGCAGATATAGCTTAATGGCAATCTGCGGCATTGCTCCAGAGGATGATGACGGAAACAAGGCGAGCAAACCTATTGAGGTTAAAACTAAAGACATAAAAGTTGAGCGTGTCTCAGTAGTTAATAAGGCAACAGGAGAAGTAACTGAGGTACTCAATACCACTAAAAAGTCACGGATTGAGAAAACGATCTATGACATCAGGACACTCGCCGAAGAACAGCAACCAGCAGCAGCAGAATATCTGCGGCAACACAGTTGCGAGTATAGCGAAGCACTCGGAGTCTGGACCTGCCCAATCAGACTTCAACGGCTTCAAAGTTGCGTAGTTGAGAAGGTGGCTAATGAAAAGGCTTAGAGTAGAAATACCTAAAAAACCAAAACAATTACGGCGTTATGATGCACCGCGTCCTGGATATAGGCGTTGGACAACTCAAGTAAAACTAGAATTGTTCAATGATTTCTGCAAAGTAGCAGAGAATGAGGATAAGGTACTGATTGACGCTGTTGAAGAAGCACTTAGTAACTGGACATACCATGATGGAGACGTACATGAATAAGCATATCGCATTAGAAGCTCTAGGATACGTTTTAAGCAAAGATAGATACCTTGGTGATGGTCGGATAGCCATGAGGGAAAAGAAAGCCTACACGGCTGGCGTAGAGGCTATAAAAGGCATATTGGCTAATAGACTGGATAGACTTCTGTGGAAAGCTGAAAAGAGTAACACAGACTACGACCGTGCTAGGCTAGATGGCGCACTGTGGTTGTATGAGGTTTTAGAGGACGAAGAATAACAAACTGGCTAGTAGTTCAGTTGGTAGAACAGACGGCTGTTAACCGTCATGTCGTAGGTTCGAGTCCTACCTAGCCAGCCAAAAAAATACCCTGCATTAAACTCAGGTCGTATGGCACATCCATGCCATTCCGAATTTAGTGCAGGGTCAAACCTCGATGACTAGTCGAAGTTTCTTGGAGACATGGAAAGACCATGACTCAGCTAAGGTACCATCTCAAAACCGCTTCTTCAATCCGAACCTCTCAGCAGCTTCATTAACTTTATCTAAGTTTGGTTTTGGTTGTTCTCTTTGTAATTTATCTTTGTAGTTGGATCTTTGTATATGGATCTTTGTATTGGTTCTTTTTGACCCAGGTTGTTGGTTCAATTTGACCCCCCCACTGGTCCAATTTGACCCAGGTAGGCGGTCATTTTGACCCAGGTTAGGCACTGTTTTTAGTGTCCGTTTCATGCCTCGATAGCTAATTTCTAGGTATCCTAAATCAACAAGAGTTTTGATTACTCTCCTAACCGTTGACTCGCTCATCCCAAGTTCTGCAGATATGTGCGCTCGACTCGCAAAGCATGACAATCCTTGCGCTTCAAATTCAGAAACATAGGCAAGTAGAACAGCCTCATCTCTGCCTACTGTTTTTGATATGCGTTTGTTGACCTTGAAAAAAAGGTCATCGTCTGATAATTTATTTTTCATAGAGGAACAATTCCTTTAGCACCATTCAAAAGCCACTCATTCCCGCCAAGGTATCGAGTGGTTTTTTCATTCCTTGTTTCTATTCTTCAGCCATTCTTCAACTTCACTTAACTTGAAACGTCTGGACTTTCTAATCCGTAACATCGGCATGCCCTGACGAATCAGTATTTCAATCATTGGTCTTCCTACCTTGAAATGTTCGATCACTTTGTGTAAGTCGACATAAGGTTCTAATTGTTTTGTATTGTCTTCCATAGTCATGGATGATATGAACTTCCTGTTTAATAATCAATGAGGAATTACATGGCACGACCATTACAAACATGGAAAAACAAGGGTATCGACATAGCCGCATGGAGTACCAAGAACGGCGGTATATCGTTCACCATTCGCAAGACGTATAAACCAAAAGATGCAAACGAGTGGCAGGAAACTAAGACGTTCTTCCCAAACGACCTAGCTGTTCTCGCTGATCTCATCAAGCAAGCTACAACCTGGGCACACGAGGAGTTTGGCGAACCTGTACCACAGATTGATACACGTCCTCCGCATCCCAAGGTCGCCGCTATCGTGAAAGAGATTGTAGAGGATGACATACCCTTTTAGCTTACTTGGAGACGACTATGAGACTAGACCATGGAGAGGCATTTACAGCCGCTATAGCAGGGTTACAGCGGCAATTTAGAGCCATTCAGCGCAATGCTACCGACAACCAAGGCGATATAACCAGAGACGAATTTGCCACTAATATCCACGGCGCTATAGCAGAAGCGACAGTAGCAAAGGCACTAGGCTTGTACTGCAATATGAGCAGTTCAGACCGTGCTGTAGCTGACGTTGGGCACAATATCGAGGTGAGAAGCAGCACCAATCCAAAGGCACTGATGCCAATACGCCACCGAGATAAGGATGATGCCAAATACTACTTTGTGGTTGGCATATATCCCAATCTTAAAATCATCGGCTGGCGTTGGGGTAGAGACTGCAAGCAAGATAGGTACTTGGTAGATAGAGACAAGGCAGGTAATAAATTGGAAAGACCATATTGGGCAGTACCGCAATCAGACCTAAACCCTGAGCTTATCGAGGTGGTACTATGAAGATTTACAGTCTCCACACTATCACTGACGGCAAGTGGCA